ACACGTAATAGCAGATTGCACAAAATTTTCTTCCCCAACGCACCAAACTTTGTGCAAAATGTCAATAGACACAAAATATAGTACCCACGCCCCCTTAGGGTAGGGGAGTATAGCAATTTTTACAATGTTTATAGCAACATATACAATATAACATGTGGTATACTATATATAATCCATAAAGAAAGGGGCAACACCAATGAAAAAAAAAAGAAGTCACGATTAAAATAACTTTAACCGATAACAACATTACTCTTGATGGTAAGAACTTGCAAGAACTGACCGAAGCCGACATTATCGACAGCATCAAAATACTAGTTAGTCTTGCAAAGACTTTGAATATTTTACATGAAGGAGACCCCACAAATGGAAATGCGTAAATTCATCATTGAGATACACCCCGATGGGTCGTTGACGTGCTGCGAGTACGAGGACCCAAAGGACGCGGCCAAAGCCACATATAATCGTGCATGGTTGGAAGGTTATCGGCAAGCGCTTATTCATTGCGATGACGAACTAAGTAACCTTACAGTATTTAAGGGCTCTTGTTTGTCGGCTGATCTTGAGTACCAAGGGGCTGTCAAAGTACGTGAGCACATGCGTAATTTCTATCAAAAGTTGTACAACAAGTACATACAATAAGTCGAAACGGCCCTCCGGGCCGTCCACCGGGGCCGCCCGCCCGGTGTTGATGAGACAGGGCACATATTGAAAGGAGTTTTGTATTATGTCCGAAAACACTGGTGCTATGTTGGTATCCGATGTGATGAACACCGGCGTGGGGTATACCGACATGAATCTTTCTGACCGCTCTGCCGCGGTTGCATTCTACAATGCCACGAGCAACCCTGTCAACAAGCTGAAGGAGCATGTCAACGAGGTTCTGTCGCTGGTTCATGTTTCCGTGGAGTGCATCGAGGTCAGCAAGGATGACGCTCCCGAGGGCAAAACGATTGCCCCGCGTGTTGTCCTCATTACCGAGGATGGGCAATCCTACGTAAGCGTTTCCGTCGGTGTATACCAGTCACTGAAACGTATGTTTACTTTGCTTGGAACCCCTGACACATGGACGGAGCCGGTGCAGATTAAGCCTGTTTTGATCAGCACCAAAAAAGGTCAGGTTCTGTCTTTGAATCTGGTTTAATTTAACCTAAGGCCGCCGCATATGCGGCGGCCCTATTTGTTATAGGAGGCCCCATGAAAAGTAAAGATAACAGAGTATCCTTGCTGAATTGCGACGACTCCATGATATATCTTGCATCTGCCATTGTATACAGTGGAGTCACTAACAAAGATGTCAATTTTTTCCGTTCTGAATGGGCCAAAATTATTTTTAACGGCCTCGGCATTGAAGCAGACCCCCTTAACTGGTATTATATGATTATGAATAGAAAGGAGCGTGGGAAGCATGGCAGTAGGCGCAGCTAAAGCAAGCGCAACCCTTAAATACCGCTCTGAGCTGTACACCCCTTATGCCTTGGAGTCTTGGCCCGATAATCAGATGCGCAAAGAGTATTCCCGACTTCGCGACATTGCGCAGAAACGTATTAAGCGCTTATCGCGGGACCCTATCAGCGGCACCAGCGACGTTTATAAAGAATTTGCCGGAGGTTTTCCGACCCTAAAGGCCATGCGGGGAGACCGCAAAGCACTGGAGCAGGCCCTTGCGGATGTAGCGCGGTTTGTTCGTTCCAAGGGTTCCACCGTGGGCGGTGCACGTGCCGAATTCGAACAAAAAATGAAAGTGGGCGGCATTGACATTGCCGACGTTCCTGAAGATCAATACACGGCCCTGTCGGAATGGTGGGAGATTGTGAAAGCCTCCGGCGTCTATTATTATCCGTCTGACCAACCAGTCATGTACTGGCGCGAGAAGGGCGGCTACAACGTCAGTATTGACGATTTTGTACAGTGGCAGCAAGGTGAGGTCAACTATGGCAAAGAGTGGAACTATAGCGACGGCAGCAGTTCCGCCGACCTGCGCGGAGGTTATGGCGGAGGCTTGTAATTACAACCCGGTCCCTTGGCTCATGGAGCATTTGGACAGGAAGCACACCAAAGGCAAAAAGCGCAAAACGAACAAGAAGCGCTTGTATGTAGTTATGCCGTGCGCGTTTGATATTGAAACAAGCCGCGTGTGTGTTGACGCCGACGACAACCCCCACACCATTATGTATATTTGGCAATGTCAACTAGGTTTGGATATTACCATTATCGGCAGGACGTGGGATGAGTGGTTAAATTTTACAGGTGCTATCAGCGATTATTTGCAAGCCAACAGTGGCCCGTACGGCGATTGGTATTTATGTATGTACGTCCACAATCTTGCCCATGAATTCCAATATCTGTCGGGCGTTTTGGATTTTGGCCCGGGCGATGTGTTTGCCAGCAAGCCCCGCCGGGTCTTAAAATGTGACAACCGCGCTATTGAATATCGGTGCAGTATGAGACACAGCAATTTGTCCCTTGATGCTTGGGGCAAGCAGCTGGGTGCACCTCATGCCAAATTAACAGGCGCTCTTGATTATTCAAAAGTGCGGTATCCATGGACTCCCCTGGCATCTACAGAATTAGCGTACTGTATCAATGACGTTCGGTGTATTGTAGAGTGCCTGTTAATTGAGATGAAGCGAGACGGCGACGACCTGTATACGTTACCATTAACGCGCACCGGGTACGTTCGACGAATGGCCCGTGAAGCTATGTACGAATGGGGCATTAAACGGGTCAAGCGTTTATTGCCGTCGTGGGAATTGTATCAAATGCTGCGTGAAGCCTTCCGAGGTGGCGACACGCACGCTAACCGATATTATGTCGGGCTCCATCTGGAAAACGTCGGGTCCGTGGATATGTCGAGTGCATACCCAGCCGTACAATGTGAATGTTATTTTCCTATGACTCCATTTAGGCAGGAGCCCGCCACCGTCGGGCGGCTGATGCAATGTATGAGGCACGGCAAGGCGTGTTTGATGCGCTTACAAGTAAAAGGTTTGCGTCAGCGCTTCAAGTGGTGGGGGTTCCCTTATATCCCCCTTGCGAAGGTACGGCACTGTGAAGGATACATTAACGACAACGGGCGTCTGTTGTCTGCTGAACATTTTGAGATCACCATAACAGATATAGATTTTAGAATCATTGCAAAAGAGTATGACTGGGATGCCCTTAACGTTCTGGACCTGTACACGTCCGATTATGGCAAACTGCCAAAGCCCCTGACGGATTGCGTCAAAGAGAGCTATACCGGCAAAACATCCCTTAAAGGTGTAGCCGGTCAAGATTTGTATTATGTTAAGGCCAAGGGCGATCTTAACAGCTACTACGGTATGACAGCACAGGATCCCTTGCAGCTGGACACACTTTTTGATGAGGACGACCCCGACAATATTTGGAGCGAATGCACCGACGACCCAGAGGGCAGCTATAATGACCACCGCCCCCATCTGTTTTTGCCGTACCAATGGGGCGTATGGACTACCGCCCACACTCGCAAGCGCCTAAAAATAGCGCAGTGGGCCGCGGGCAAGAATGGCGTGTACTGCGACACCGACAGTGTCAAATATATGGGCAATATTGATTTGTCGGACTTTAACAAAGCCGTAAAGCAGCTCGCAAAAGACAATGGCGCTTGTGCCACCGACCCAAAAGGCAGCACTCATTATATGGGCGTGTATGAGCAGGAGCGCAGCTATTCGGAGTTTATGACGTGGGGCGCTAAAAAATACGCGACTACCTACAAAAAAGGCGGGCCCATTACTACCACCATAGCAGGAGTCAGCAAGCGGAAGGGCGGTTTGGAGCTGGCCCTGTGGGGTGGTTTTGAGGCGTTTAAACCCGGGTTTACTTTTTGTTTGGCGGCAGGAAACCGGGTTATTTATAATGACCGGCCCAATGTTCCCGATTTTGTGGTTGACGGACACACGGTTCACATAACAAGAAACCTATGTATTTGTGATAATACCTACACGTTGGGTATTACTGACGAATACGCCAAGATATTAGGGTACAAGATTATGGAGGTTATCTGATGATTAAACTGTACACCGATGAAGGATGGCCGAATTTTTCCGAAAAGGACGGCATTTTGTCAACCGGAGCACCGATTATTTTTATATGGGGCGGGCGTGGTACCGGCAAGACCTACGGAGCACTAAAGCACGTACACCAGACCGGGAAAGAATTTTTGTATCTGCGCCGCACGCCGCAGCAGGCGGAACTTATATGCGCCTCGCCCAGCATGTGGCCATGGTCTCCGTTGAATGATGATTTACAAACACATTACGCCCCGTTTAAAATACCTAAAATAGCGGGACTGTATGAAGTAGGCAACGCAGGGGCCTACACTGATACAGGGGCTCCCATAAAACCGGCCCAAATGGCCGGAGTTGTGGGAAGTGTCGGTACCCTTGCCCGGACCCGTGGTTTTTCAAGTCCCCATACCAATATAATCATTTTGGATGAATACCAGAAAGAAGAGTCCGACTATTATCGGCGCGGTGAGGGCGTGGGCCTCGCTAATATTTATGAGACAGTCAACCGTAACCGAGAACTACAAGGGCAGAAGCCCTTGACGCTGTTGTGTATGTCGAACGCGGTGGGCATGGCAAACCCCTATTATATGCAATGGGAGATTACCGATACGGTTGAAAAGATGATCGGCAAGAAAGAGCGCTGCAAGCTGTTGGCCGATAAGGGCATTTTGCTGATCGATCTTGTCGATAGTCCTATTGCAAAAGAGAAAGCAAATACGGCCCTCTATAGGTCCATGAGCGGCACAGACTTTTATAGATCAGCTATTGAGAACCAGTATAGCGCCGAAGAAAAGAGTTTGGTGGTGTCCCGGCCCCTGCGTGAATATTACCCACTTGTACAGATTGGCCGGTGTTGCATCTATGAGCACAAGAGCAAACCCCTTTACTATGTATGTCGCCACAGGTCGGGCGAGATGCCCACGTATGGAACCGGCGACTATGAGCGGAAACGGTTCAGGGCCGCATATGGGTATATTTGGCCCGCGTACTTGCAGCGGCAACTTGAATTTGAGCGTTACTCGGATGAAATTTTCTTCCGTGAGTATTGCGGTACTTGACTTCTTTGCACACTTGATATATATTAAAGATAATCTCAGGTGCCCACAGGCAGCCCCCAGAAGGGGCGGGCGAGCGTTAGCCAGCGCATGAACCTGAGATTTATTTGTATCTGGGAGGAGGTGCTCAAATGGATGCTAATACTGTAATTCAGGCTATTTCTAACGTAGGGTTCCCCATTGCCGCGTTTTTGCTGATGTGGTACCAGTGTAATACTGTTGTGAAGGAGAATACCACGGCTATTACCGAAATGAGACTCGCTCTGGACGAGATCAAGAAGGAGAGCTGACCATGGGTTGTTATATCATTTTCGCACCGTCAATCACAAACGAGCGGGCCTTTTTGCTTGCAGATCTGTGCACTCGTCTAAACATCCCCTACTATAGCGACTGGGTCGATGCGTCCGATGCGAGGCAGTGCTGCGCCGTGGGCCCTGTTACCAAAGGTGATAAAGACCAGGTAGTCAAGTGCTTGGCTCATGATGCGCACGTTGTAATGGAGGCGACTAAAGTTGAAAATCAGTGAAAAAGCGGCCCTCGCTATGGCCGGATACACCAAAGCAGAGATCGAAGCTATGGAGAAGCTGCAGCCCGTCCCGCAGACCGTCCCGCAGCCCGCGCCGCAGCCCACACCGCAGCCCGCGCCGCAGCCCGCGCCGCAGCCCACACCGCAGCCCGCGCCGCAGCCCGCGCCGCAGCCCGCGCCGCAGTATGATGGCCTTGAGACCCTGTTGCAGCAGCTTTTGCAGGGTCAGCAGACTACCGCACAGGCAATGCAGACTATGACCCAGACGTTACAGGCGAACGCGCTGGGCCTCGGCATCCAGCAGCAGCCGACGGCCAACGCCGACACGGTGACGGCCCGAATTATCGATCCAACCTATGGAAAGGAAGTGAAATAATATGCCTCTTGGTATGGATTTTGCGGATATTGCCGCAATTTTGACCGAGATCAATAAAATGGCAACCGGTCAGGAACCGACGTCGCCCATCGTGGACACGTCTAGTTTTGTGTCGGTTGCGCAGGCCACTTTGCTGACCGGCACCGACAACTACACCAAAGCGATCAGTCAGGTGTTGGGACGTACCATTTTTGCCGTCCGCCCCTACGATGCGCCCTTGAAGCGCTTGCAGGTGACGGGCGACGACTGGTCGAACCATGTTCGGAAGATCAATTTCTGCGATTCCGACCCCGTCACCGATAAAGCGTGGGCGCTGAAGGACGGCCAGAGCGTGGATATGTACGAAGTCCACAAGCCTAAAGTCCTTCAGACAAACTACTACGGCCAGACCAACTACAGCCGCGTGTACACGCAGGCTGATACCCAGATGGAAGCGGCCTTCAAGGGCCCCGAGGAACTGGCGCAGTTCTGGTCGTCCTTCGTGCTGCACCTGTCGAACCAGATCGAGGCAGACCGGCGCAACCTTGCCAACAACCTGATGGCCAACCATCTGACCGGCATGACTGTGACCAGCCCCCACAGCGTTGTTTATCTGCTCGATGAGTACAACGCCCAGCAGGGCACCAGCCTGACGGTGAAGGACGTCTACAAAGAAGCGAACTTCCCGGGTTTTGCAAAATACGCCTATGGCCGTATCAATGACATCTCGCGCCTGATGAAAGAACGGTCCATTAACTGGCACCAGAATTGGGAGATCGGCGGCACGACGTACAACATCATGCGCCACACTCCGTATGATCGTCAGCACCTCTATCTGTACAGCGGCACACAGAGCCAGATCGACGCCCGCGTGATTCCCGAGGTATTCCACGATAATATGCTGAAGTACCGCGACGCCGAACAGGTCACGTTCTGGCAGAACATCGATGAGCGCGAGACCATTTCCGCAACGCCTGTCGTGACCACTGCCGCCGGTGTGGCATCCAAGAATAAAGCGGTGCAGCTGTCGAATGTTTTCGGGTGTCTGCTGGACTGGGATGCCATCGGCTACACTCCGAAGCTGTCTCGTGTGGTCCCGACCCCCATGAACGCCCGCGGCCTGTATACGAACTTCTGGTATCACTACGGGTGGTCGTGGTACGATGACTTCACCGAGAACTCCGTTCTGTTCCTGATGACCTCCGGCGACGTCACCGCCCCGAGCGCTGCCAATGTGGCAAGAGCGTCCACCCTGAAAACCACCACTCATAAGGACGCGGATCCCTCTAAGTCCTGACCAGCACCGGCGGGCATTGCCCGCCGGTTATTTTATAGGAGGCGTTATGCAAGCAACATTTTTTCAGTTCGCAAAGCGCACCAACAGCACAAAGCGGCCCAGCGGTGGGCAGGGGTTCGGAATCGACCTTAAAGCCCCCTGCAATATCATTGACCCCGAGATCAAGATAGCAACACAGAGTGACCCCACGGGGTACAATTATTGCTATCTTCCCACCTTCAGCCGGTATTACTGGATTAAGAACTGGACATATTCCGACGGGCTCTGGGTTGCGTCGCTGACCGTTGACACCCTCGCAAGTTATCGGGATCAGATAGGCAACTCTACCGAATATGTGGTCAGGTCGTCGGCAAAATATGACCCTAAAATTGTAGATAATTTGTATCCGACCAAAGCAACGATCACCACCAGAACCAACTATGCAAGTTCTACGCCGTTTACTGATAACCCGGAAAATGGCGGACAAGGATTCTTCGTTGTGGCGGTCAATGCCCCCGGCTATGTGTCATTTGGCGGCGCAATTTATCTTGCAATGAGCGGCACAACATTTCAAAAGCTCATGGCGGCTCTTTTGCAAAATACTGATTATTTGAATATCAGCGCAGACGAAATCAGCAGCAACTTAACTAAAGCGCTGTTCAATCCTATTCAGTATATTTCAAAAGCATTTTGGGTGCCTTGCGGAAACACAGCAATCGGGACTCCCATTAATGAGGTTCCTGTCGGGTGGTGGAAAATGCAAAATATCGGAAACGCTTATGTCATAGCGAATAATAATGACAAGCAGGTGTTTACGTTCCGCATTTCGACCCCCCATCATCCGCAGCACATTACAAGGGGCGTTTATACAGACGGAGCACCCTATTCCGATTATACGTTATATTGTCCGCCCTTTGGTGAAATCAAGTTAAATGCTAACCTGTTTGTGTTGCAAAGCACGTTGTATTGTAGATTAACTGTTGATTACCGTACCGGGGATGCAATACTGGATTTGTCATTTAATAATGATTTCAACACTATTTTCTTTTCCACGTCTGGTAACGTCTCTGTACCGGTGCAGCTGGCGCAGATCGCGACCAATGTAAATGAATTGGCAAGTTTGGGCGGACTGGTTCAAACCGCCGTCGGTGCTATTGCCGGTGGTATTGAATCCTTTTTTGGCGGGGGCGATATTACTAACGGTATTGCGTCTGGTGCCCAGCAGATGACAGTTGCAAGTCAATCTAAAGGCGGAGGGGCAAGCGTTGCAAAATATGGTATTACGCCATATTTAACGGGGGCGTTTTATGATCTGGTCGACGACAATAACGAGGATCACGGCAGGCCCCTTTGCCAGCGCGTGCAGCTGTTCAGTATTCCCGGGTTTATCATGGTAGACGACCCCGATATTGAGTTATCCGCAACAGCCGCTGAAATCGACAGCGTCAAAAGCTATATGCGAAACGGTTTCTTTTTAGAGTAGGAGGCGTGAATTATGGCAGTATACAAACAGTGTATTACTGACGTGTCACCGATAAGAGTTACCGCCGTTTATCCGGCGTACTCTGACGGCAGCCCACACAGGGGCATTGACACAGTACACGGTAATCATAAAGCCTATGCGCCCGAGGCGGGCGTTGTGGTAGTGGCCCAGCACTGGAATGGCAGCACCTCGGGCGATCAGTCGTGGGGCAACATGATTAAAGTACGGATGGCGGACGGCACGACATGGCGGGCCGCACACTTTGCCTCGCAGCTTTGGAACGTGGGCGACACAATCTCCAAGGGGCAGTTTATAGGCACACAGGGCCAGACCGGTTACGTCACGGGCATTCATACGCATTGGGAATATGCCGATGCAGCCGGAAACCTGCGGGACCCGTCCAGCATTATCCGAATCCCGAATCAGGTCGGCACATGGGACGTAGAGTGGGACTCCGGCGGGGGTCCTGACCCGGGGCCGGGTCCCGGGCCGGGTCCTGACCCGGGTCCCGGGCCGTGGCCTACTGGCAAATTGCCTGTATGGTTGCTGTTTAAAATGGCGAAAGGGGGCCGTCTGTTATGAGCGCTCCATACAGCTACGAGCAGATTAACGCCCATGTGTCACCGGTAACTCCCTCCGTGATGCACACAAAAGGCAATAGCCTGTCCTATTATTTCCGCAAATATCTGTTCCTTGAGGCCGTGTCCATGGTACGGTGGACGCTCCCCGACACCTGGCCCAGTAACCGCTTGCAGTATCTTGTCTTTGGCTCGGGTGGTGTTACGGTGTTCAACACTGACCGTTATGGGCTGGTATATGACCGAATGGGACTGACCGGCATTAACATTTTTTACAATCCAACGCACTCTATCATTGCAAACCCTTTTATTAAGGGGTCCCCATATTTGCAGATCGGGAAACAATGCGAGATCATCAATTTGCAACCCGATTACCGTGGGATGGTGGATATTGTGGCTTATTATGGCGACATGATGGCCCTTGCCGCCCAGACCATCCAGAGCAATTTAATCAATAGCCGCCTTGCCTACGTGTTTGCGGCAGGCAACAAAGCTGGTGCGGAATCTTTCAAAAAGATGTTCGACGAGATCATGCAGGGCGACCCCGCCGTTTTTGTTGATTCTTCTTTGCTCAAAGCGCCCAAGAATGGGGCGGCCGGGCAAGCCCCGTGGATGTATTTTGCAACAGACCTCAAAGGGAACTTCATCACCAACGAACTGCTAACCGCTCTTAAAACCATTAAAGCACTATTTGACACCGAGGTCGGTATTCCTAATACCAATACCAGCAAAAAAGAGAGGATGTTGACCGACGAAGTCAATTCTAACAACGTCGAGACAGCCGCCAAGGCGTCGCTATGGTTAGACAGCTTGCAGCGCGGTTGTGAACGGGTTCATAAACTTTTCGGAATTGATAAGTCTACTTTGTGGGTCGATTGGAGGTTCCCGCCCGATACTAATACGCAGGAGGTGAACAACGATGCACGCAACCTTGAGCTTTAACGGGTTGTTGGCAGGATACCCGGAATTGTTCGACGACTTGAAAGTCCCCGGCAGTGTATCTAAAGAAGCTGTCTGCAATCAATTACTGTTTGATACAATGGAATTAGAGGTTCTATATGCGGACGGCCCCACAATGCGTCGGGCGCTGGGCGTTTATTCTGAAACCATGCTCCCGAGCTGGACCCGGTACGCTGACGCGCTGGGCCTTGAATACGACGCGCTGTCGTCCGATGACCGAACCAGAACCACCGACCATATAGGAAACAGCGGCGGCACGATCAACCGAACAATCGGCGTGAATGGGACAACTACCCGAGCGCCTAACCTGACCACCACCGGCCAGAATAACGGCAGTGACAGCACCACCCGGGACGTCACGGGGTTCGACAGTGGGACATTGCAAACCGCGGAGAGGAGCACGACGGCCCTAGGTACTGGGAACACCATTACCAGCAGCGGCACCGACACGACCACCACCGATCAGACAACCTCCGATAACAACACCTCGGAGTTGCACGACGGCTATAACGACACCATGACCGAGAAGGGCCGGGCAGGACGGGACCCGCAAGACCTTATTTCCAAAGAGTTGACCCTTGCAATGGAAAATGCCGTTCATAAAATCGTCACGGACATCCGGGCAAACTTTTGTTTGCTGGTATATTAAGGAGATAAATTATGAATATCAAACCTATTCACAGAGCGCCATATACCAATTTTCATGACCTAAATCTGGACTGGATTATTGAAGTACTGAACGAGTTCAACACTAAATTGACGAATTTCGTCAGTTTGGCCACGATCAAATACGCGAACCCCATTCAGTGGGACGTCACGAGCCAGTATGAGGCTAACACGGTTGTAGTGGATAGCAACGGAAACGCATACCTTTCCGTACAGCCGGTGCCGTCCGGTGTTTCTCTTGATCGCACCCAATATTGGACAAAAATCGGGAACTTTGATGAGCTGTGGTCCAATGTGAAAAAAGCGATTACGCCTATAGACGAAGGGCACAGTGCAACCGCAACAGCCGCAAGAGCCATTGACGATCTTGTTTGGGTCAACGGCTTGCTGGTGCGCATCACTGCCGCAATGAAGGCGGGTGACGCCTACGTACCCGGCTCTAACTGCGTGAGCAGCTCTACCAATGAGGTGCTACATTACCTGCTTACTACATTTAATGAGCGCTTGACCGCCGAGCAGACGACCAGAGAGAACGCAGACAACGACCTTCAGACGGCTATTGACACCGAAAAGCAGGCCAGAGGGGATGCAGACAGCGGACTTCAGACGGCTATTGACACCGAAAAGCAGGCCAGAGGGGATGCAGACAGCGGACTTCAGACGGCTATTGAAGCAGAGCAGACGGCCCGGGAGAACGCAGACAACGGCCTCCAGAACAGCATTGAACAGTTACAGCAGGATGTTAAACAAGTCCTTGACTACGCTAACGTTAAAAGCTATGGTGCGAAGGGCGACGGTACTACAGATGATACTATTGCGTTCTCAACTGCCATTGCATCCGGCAAAGACCTGTTTATTCCTGACGGTGAGTATATTATCACCGGTGCAATTAACATCGGATCGCCGCTCATGACAAGCGGTGCAATAATCATTGCTCAGGGTGTCACAATTACAATGTCGGCACCGGTGGCACCCTGCTGCTTGCATTTTAAACGTACAAAAGGCGGCAAATATAAAGTTACTGGGGGGCTTGTACTCGGTGACTGGTTTATCGACACCGGTCTGGCTGATGTATTCAGAGGAGGAGCGCTAACTGAATTTACAGGTACAATAAAGTTTCCGTCTCCGGGTAGTTGGAGTGCCTCTAACAACACCGTAACGGCTGACACCCCCTATCGTCTGACAAAGAAAGTCCTAATGGCATCCCACATCAGATATGATTTTTGTGGTGGAGTTATTGCATTTGACGCTGCGAATGCGTGTATTTCTGCATCGGACGGATTCCTTGAAAGAACATGGTTGGTAAATGCCACATTGTGCGCAACCGTCGAAACGGTGCAGCAATTCACCGAAGTTGTAGGCGCTCAGAGAATCTTCTTTGACAGCCTGCACTGTGTAGGGGGCCGCCGAGTTGGCTTTTATAAAAATACAATCAATGTGCAAGTGAGTAATATCTTTCACGATACTTACTATACTAGTACACCAACTGAAAGTTACTGCTCGTTTGTGATAGACGAAACAAGCGCAGGCCCGGACGCAATCAGCGGCAACGCCTCTATTCGCTTTTTTAATTGCAACAGTAGCATGCTGAATTTAACATGCGACAGCTCGCAATTTATCATTTACAATAGCAACGACATCCGCGATATTTATATAGACAACTGTGAATGCTCGCACCCGCACTTTGGTATTCAAATCAATAGTACAGGGGCAGCTTTAGCATCTTGGAACATTTTTATTCGCGGGTACACCGCAGATCAGTGTGAGCGCTGTATTTATTGCACTAATCTTGGACGCGGTCAAGTCACGATTGACAACGGTTATTTTAATGCATGGACCGCATGCATAGAATTTGTAAATTCGAGCGCAACCGTATCTAACAGCCTATTTTTAGGCGACAGAGAATCTAAAGGAATTGTGGTTACAAGTAGCTCAGGTGTTATTTTAACAACAAATCAATTTATCAACATGGATCACCCTATTAGCGTTCTGGACGGATACGCGGGAGTTATTAGCGATAATGTTTTCAATCGCAATAAAAAATGGGCTAACGACTATGCAATTAAAATCACCGGAACTAGTAGCCAGAATCGTGTCACTAATAATACCATTATCCCGTATACTGCCGACTATTTCTACCTGGCAGGAATAAGATTTGAAGGAGCCTGCTCTAATAACGTCATGGGTCTTAACACAGTAGCAGGTACAGAACTTAGTAACGAAGAAGCTGACCTGCAAAAAATTAGTACAGTCCCTGTATAACGTATAACCATATTTTGTGCCCACTCCCCTACCCTAAGGGGCGTGGGCACTATATTTTGTGTCTATTGACATTTTGCACAAAGTTTGCAACGTTGGGGAAGAAATTTTTGTGCAATCTGCTATTACGTGT